GTACGGCGGCACCACTGGTGTCACCGATCCTGGTCGCACTGGTGACTTCGTTGAAGTTGCTCTGGAAGATGCCTCTGGCGCTTCTACCGGCATCAACAACGACTACGGTACTGCTGCTGAAGTTGGTTCAACCTCCTGCGGTCTGATCTTCCAGAAGGAAGCAGCCGGTATGGTTGAAGCTATTGGTCCTCAGGTCCAAGTGACCAGCGGCGACGTGTCCGTCATCTACCAAGGTGATGTGATGCTGGGTCGTCTGGCTTGCGGCTGTGATTATCTGAATCCTGCTGCTGCTGTGGAACTGCACGTTACCAACACTGCACCTTCTGCTTTCTGATTTTTATATCGTTTTACGGGAGCCTCTTCGGGGGCTCCTTTTTTTTATTTCCTTATTGAGAATAAGAATCAATGCCTTTCCCTAATACTGGCTCCGACACTGAGCTTAAAGCTGTTAATCAGATCCTGGCGTCAGTTGGTCAGGCTCCTGTTACTACGTTGACAACTGAAGAAACTCTTGTCCTTACTGAGGTTGATCGGTTTAAAGGTTATATTGATGGTACTACTCTTTACACCAGTAAGAGTGATTTAAAACAGGGTTCATACATTGGTGGTAGTGGTGTAGAGGATAACACTTCTATTGCAACTGCCCGTACTACGTTTACTCCTAACGCTAGTTGCTCTGGCACTACGCTTACCTCCTCGTCTGCTTTTATTCCTAAAGGTGTAAGCATTTCTAGCAGCACGATTACTACCGCAGTTACTGTGGAGAGTGGTCCGACTGCTAACGGTTCTAACTTTGACTACACTGTTAGTGCTTCAACGACTGCTAATGCTGCAGACCTAACTCTTGACCCCATCTATTACAACCATACTTTAAACATCAATCATACTACTGCTGTTGGTAACACTGTTACCCAAGCTAGTTTGACTCAATCTAGTGTGACAAGTAGAGTTGAAACCCAAACCAACCCGGACGTTGCGATTGCACTCAACACCCTCCGAGAAGTTTCCCGTGAAGTACAGGCAGAAGGTTGGTCCTTTAATAAGGAATACGACTACCCAATCACTCCTGATTCAAACAACGAAGTAAATATCTCCAATGATATTCTTCAGATGGATTTGAATCAAACCTACACCCAAAACATGAATCGTGACAGTATCAATCGTGGAGGTAAACTCTATGATCGTACTGCTCATTCATACAAGTGGACTGACGAAACTCTTTACGTAGATATTACCTGGGAGATGTCCTGGGGTAGTATCCCTGAACCCATCCAAGCATTCATTGTTGCCCGTGCTGCTAGCATTGTGTCTAGCCGTATTATTGGTGACCCTAACCAGTACCAAATGCTTCAACAAAAAGAAGCTTTTGCCCGGTCTATGGCGCTTGAGTATGAGTGTAATCAAGGGGACTATACGTTCTTTGGTAGCCCCAAAGGGGAGAACTACTATCAAAGCTATCAACCTTATCACACACTGTATCGCTAATGCCAGCAGTAACTCAACTGACACCCAACTTTCTAGGTGGTGTTTCTAGACAAAATGATGACAAAAAATTAGAAGGTCAACTTACTGAGTGTGTCAACGGTTACCCTGATCCCACCTACGGGTTGCTGAAGCGTCCCGGTATGCAGTTCACCAGTGTCTTGAAAAAGCAAAACGGCGATGCATTTACTGAGACTGAGTTGGCAGGTGCTGTGTGGTTCTTTGTTGAACGAGGTGCAGCAGGTTCTTACATTGGTGCTATCAAAGGTACTAACATTTACGTGTGGACTGCTGCAGATGGTACGTGGTGTGATGTAGAAGACCCCGGAGGTGGTCCTTATAATACCGCCTACCTGACTGGTACTCAGCAGAATGACTATCACTTCCGTAGTATTCAAGATACTACGATTATCACGAACCGTACCGTCACCACTGCTATGCAGACGGATGGGTCGTTTGTGGCTAACTCTGTTGCTACTATTAAACTTGTCAGCCTTGTTAGCGGTAATGACTATGTAGTCACTATTCAAGACCAATCTTCAACATCTACTGCACAATCCACTACGACGTTTGATGACATGCTCATCTATGATAGTGGTAATATTAACACTAACCACCATTTGGTAGATGATATAGTCAATACCATTACAACACAACAGGCTGCAGCTAACGCTGATTTTGACGGTACGTGGTGCATCGAAGGTTACACTAACAGTCTTGTTATTAAAAGGTTTAGCGGTACTAACCAAGTCCTGACTGACTACCAACATGCTAACGGTACCTTTACTGGTACTCCCTTAGCTTTTACTATCACTGTTAAAGGTGGTATCGGTAACGATGCTCTTGAAGTATTTCAGGATGATGTAGTCAACGTCTCTAAACTTCCTGCTGAATCTTACCACGGTCACCACGTTGAAATCCTTAACAGTGATGGTGGCGAAGATAACTACTATGTTGCCTACGAAGCCTATGACGGTGAGTATGGACGTGGTTATTACAAAGAGACTGTAGCACGTAATGTATCTGCTGGTTTAGATGCTGCTACCATGCCGCATGAACTGGCTAACACTGGTGCAACTACCTTTACCTTTGGTCCTATTACTTGGAAACCAAGAGCTGCTGGTGACGATGATACTAGCCCTATACCTGCTTTTATTGGGGATCCTATTACTTCTACTTTCTTCTACAACAATCGACTCGGAATCCTATCCACTGATAACATTAACTTCAGTGTTGCTAACGATCCCCATAACTTTTTTGTTAAGTCAGCTCTTACACAGATTGACTCCGATCCGATTGATTTGAACGTGTCTAGCGTCAGACCTGTTACTTTGTCTGATGTTCTGCCGTCACCCCAAGGTCTGCTGGTGTTCTCTGAGCGTCAACAGTTCCAGGTGTTTACCACTGATGGTACCACCTTGACTCCTACTTCTACCATTGTTCGTAGTGTCTCTAACTATGAGATGAATACGAACATTGCTCCTGTAGACGTAGGTACTACTTCTGCATTCGTCAGCAATGTGTCGGGTTACAGCAAGCTGTTTACCCTTCAACTACGTGACGTTGAACAACCACCTATCGTGGTTGACATTAGTAAAGTAGTACTTGAGTGGATTCCTGACACTGTGGATAACCTTACGGTTAGCCCCCAGAACTCAGTGATTATGCTGATTGACAGGGACACCTCTTACCTTTATCTCTATCGTTATTACAACAACGGGGAGAAAGATCTCTTCCAAGCGTGGACTAAGTGGGAACTTCCTGGTACTATCCAGACTGCTAAGATCCTCAACGACTCTGTTATCGTTGTTTCTCAGCACGAGGATGAGTACACCATTGGTCAAATCACCCTTGATGAGATCCCCACAGGAGACGTTGTAGCAGGCTCTAGTACCATTCAGGGTAATCCGTGCCTGGACATGGCTACAAGGCCCGTCAAGCCCCACGCAAGCGTCGATGCGGTGGTGTATGATTCGACCAATGATCTGACTAAGATCTATGTTCCGTTCACACCCTTTGCTCAGACCAATGCAATGATGCTTCTGACTGTCCCTACCGCTGATTATGGTACGGATGCGGAAATTGATGCTGATGCTGGCTACTACGCTACTGCCTATGAGCGTACTGAACCTGTAACTGGTTATAGGTACTTTGAAGTACAAGGTGACTTTACTGACTACGATGATGGTATTGTCGTGGGTTATCCTTATGACCTAGAAGCAGTACTCCCTAAATTCTATTTCCGTAGGGACCAGAATACTACTGACTTTACCGCTGCTTTGACTATCTCCAGGGTCAAGTTCTCTGTAGGTAGGACAGGTGCAGTGACGTTTAAACTGAAAGCCCAAGGTTCTAACGAGTGGCGTAATGTTCAACACACTGCAGATGCTGATTACTACTCAGCCGATAGTTCTCCTGTCAAGGGTGAGCGACAGTTTATTGTCCCTATTCATCAACGCAATACTAATTTTGAACTTAAAGTGACAAGTGATTTTCCATATCCTGTATCGTTGGTGTCGATGATGTGGGAAGGTAACTATACTCCACGATTCTATAGGAGGTCTTAATGTTTGAATTTAATCCAAAAAACAATAGTCTCCTAGACGATCAGTTGGCTGAGTCTGGTTTGGAGATGCAAATTTTTGGTGTTATAGCAGGTGTCGCTGGTTTGGTTGGTGGCATCGCTGCATCTCAACAAGCATCTAAACAAAACGAACAAGCTCAATCAAATTACAACGCTCAGAAGCAAGCAGCAGAAGAAACTGCACGTTTAACTAACGAATACAACAGACGTGTTTTTGAAGCTGATAAAATTAACTATCAGCGTCAACGTGAGTATGAGTGGAATACTGCTGTTAAACAGTGGCAGTACAATTCAGAGATCCAAGATTTCCAATACCTGCAAACTGCTCGTCAGTATCTAAGCTCTGTTGAAAATACTCAACAGCAGCTTGTTTACAATAGCGTTGCTGCACGTGAGGCTCAAGAACAAGAGCAAGCATCTCTTGCTGAAATCTTGAATAGTGATGCTTTCCAACGCGAAGGTATGCTTATTGAAAGTTTGCAAAATGAAGGGCGAGCTGCTCTCCTTCAAGCAGGCGGTTCACGTACTAAAGCTATTCAAAGTACTGTTGCGGAACAAGGTCGAAACGCAGCAATTCTTAGCGCCAGTCTAATGAGTGCTGGGATGCAATCA